CTCAGTGACAGGTCGGTTTTCCTGAAACTCCAGGGTCTTCAAAGCCGACGTGTAGACCATCCCCGAGTAGGTCATCAGAAACAGCGAAAACGTCTTCTCGGTCATAAATGCTCGAACTTTGGCACCAGGAAAGAACATGTGGTCATCGCCAGTCACAAGAAACGCAATTTGTTTCGAGGCACCCTCATACGTCAGCAGGTACTCGGGATTGTGATACCGAGTGTAGACGACGTACGCATAAAAGCACAAGATGTGATACGAGGCGTTCAAACACTGCATGAACAGCGTCGTATAGATCCCGGAGATGATCAAGTAGCGCCAGAGACAAACGTCAACTCCAGCGAGAACCAGCGTCTGGGCAATTGAAAAGACGACATTGTTCACCCGGTCCCTGTCCTCACTTGCCCCGGCAGAGTATAGGGAGTCGAAAAACGTGTAGTGGCAAACCCATGTTTGAGCCGTGGGAGTGTGGTCAAACTGCTTGAAATCCCCACCGCCAGCTTGATCCCCTACACTTTCACAATGTTCTAGACGGTGGCTGAAGCTAGGAGCATCAAGGTCCTCCTTAACGACAAAGGGAAAGCGGTGACAGTGGAGACCAACAATCGATATTAGTCCCCCGAGAGCTCTTTTCACACAAAGATTGACCTGCCAGTCAACGATTGCGAATAGCCTGGAGTCTCCAGTGCGACCCTTCTCAATGCTTACGATTTCATCTTTCTGATTGAATGAAGCAAGGAACTGCACAGGGTTTGTGGTCAAAAACCCCCAATACTCGGTGATACGATCGAGGGCCGCCTGGGTAAAAACGTAGCGCCCATCAATTTGGTTGACCGCTCGCTTGAACTCAGTGCCTTGAGCACCACCTGGCCCGAGAGCCTTGTCTGGATCGAATGCCCGGATTCCCCTGTCAGGGTCCCCGTTGAGGACGACATCCCATGACAAAGGCTTGGTCCATTCGTTCCCGCATCCAACGAGCCCGTGCTTGAAGATGTCAATGATGTGCTTGACCGCGAAATCATGAACCTGGGTCGGGTAGGTCCCTTGTTCGCTTTTCACACTGTTTAGCTTATTGGCAATGGCTGTGGGTAAGGCACGATGATCAGCTAGCTTGGGCAGTGAGACATCCAAGTGATGGCGCTCAATTAACTCATCAGAGTACGGCATTGGGACAATCGCCGACTTTCCAGTGGGGTGAGGTGCATCCTTTTGATCAACAGAGTAAAGAACCTCGGCGTTCTTTATCTG